TCCTCGGTCATGTGGGCGACGCTCTCGCCTGGGTGGTAAGCCTGGTTGACACCATACTTGACTGCTGCCCCATTGCTGTCAACGACCAGCTTCGATCCTTCGTGCGGCGAGATGAACCCCTTGAAGAATGCAACCGGGTCCAGCACTGCCTTGGGTGCGCTGCCGTCGGGTGGGGCTGGGCCTGCCTCGACAGCCGCGCCAACTGGGTTGGCACCGTGGATCATGGCTGCGGCGGTTTCGTCGGTGGCCGCGTTGTCGTAGCCGTTGACGATGTCCATGTAGTCGCCGTCGGTCAGCATGTCGCGGTGCTTCTCGGCATAGCCGATCGCTGCCGAGGCGCTGCCGGCGTCGCCTGCCGCCAGCTTCATCGAGCGGGACTTGTAGAAGCTGGAGACGACCTTGCGGTCTTCCCCGATCAGCCACTCCTTGCCCTTGCCGAAGAACTGGGCGCGCTTCTCGTTGATGCCGCGCACCTGGCCCAGCATCTGCACTGCAGCATCCTCGTCGTCAGTGTCGGCTGCATCCTCGACGATCCGCTCTATGCGCGCCACCGACGAGGTCTCCAGCGCCTCGCCCTTCTGGCGGAAGCCATGCTCATGCCATGCGTCGATCGCGGTGCCGGACCTGACGGTCAGCTCGTTCTGGAGCAGCATCTGTGCGCGCGGAGAAGCTCGGCCAATGATGTCCTTGGTGACCTTCTGCAGGTCAGCCACGCCCTGGTCGGCTGCCCCCTCGGCCCCCTCGCCCAGCGTTTCCTTGACCCGCTGGCTGATCTCTCGGACATGCTCCGAATGCTCGACCGCCAGGCGGTTGGCCTCGACGCGAGCCTTGACGTCTTCAATGTCGTCGAGCTTGTCGGCGACCTCGGCCCCGGCCTTGCCCAGTGCCTGCAGGCCTTCGCCCATCGCGGACGGACCCCAGTCGACAGCACGGAAGCGCGCGTCCGTGGTGCCCTGGCTCTGGACGTTGCCGCCCTGGAAGATGCTGACGCGAGGCATCAGACGCCGGTCTTCGTTTTGGCCATGATGCCAGCCGCCTGCGTCGCCCCGCCAAGTACGCTACCAGCAGCAGCGAAGTAGGAGCTTTTCAGCGCCGCCTTGCCGCGAGCCTTGGCGGCCTTGGCTTCGGAGACGTAGTTGCTGGCGTTGATGTGGTGGCCACGGGTGCGCTGTTCGATGTTCTTGTACAGAGTAGAAGCATCTTCATAGCTCAGCTCCTTGGTGTCACGCTGGACCAGCTCGGCGGTGCCTTCACTGATGTCGATGCCGTTGGCTGCCATCGAGGCGATCTGCTGGCCCTTGGTCGAGCCGACCTTGCGCCAGAAATCACGGCGCTCGTCCTTGCCGGCCTCGAAGCTCTCATGCGCGCTCTCGACTTCCATCGCCGCGTTGCGCTTGGCTAGGTCGGCTTCGTACTTGCCCTGGGCGTTAGCCTGTCGACCGGCCTGTATCTGTCCCATCCCTTGGACGACACTGGCACCAACGGCGAGAGCAGCTGCGATGGGGACACACATCCTATTCACCTACGGTGTGGGACGGCCCCCTTGAATCGTCACGCTCGATCCAGAACGGAATGAACTCCACCCCGCCGTGGGTGCGGACGTCGGTGATGTCGATCGTGAAGCCGAGCCGCTGCAGCAGGTTGATGCCCCTCGCATTGTCGATGCTGATGATGTTCTCCAGCACCGTGAACCTGGTCAGCCACATCTCGATCAGCTTCGGGCCGTAGGTCAGCAGCGCCTTGCCGCTATTGTAGACATCCTCGGTGCCGAGCATCCAGATCGTGCCCTTGCCGGCAAGCATGTTCTCGGCGCCGACGCCGATCATCGCTACCGGCTTGCCCTTCCTTACCGCCGTGTACGCGCTGAGCGAGGTCGCCAGGCCCCAGCGGATCGCTGCCTTTGGACTACGGCCAAGCGCTTCGCACTCCTGCCTGTCAATTTCCCGCATGCCCGCCGCAATAGGTCCCGAATGGGTGAGGCGCGCGGGTTCCAGCTCAACCTGAAGTGTCGCCATATTTCGGCTCTACCAGTATGGCCGCGATGTGCATAGGCGTCGGGTCCGACGAGCGCACCACGACGACGGTCTCGTTGCCAGACTGGCCGGCCATGTTGACTTCCATGTCGCCGGTGAACAGCGCCAGTGGATCGCCGTAGGCGTCTTCCTCGCGGGTCTTGACCTCGTACAGCAGCTGGTATTCCCCGGCATCGTCGCGGCGATTGGGGCCTGCCTCGATGTTGCGGGTGTTGACCACGCGCAGCACGACCTTGGCCGCCTCCTGCGGGATCGACGCCGACCACCCCTGCCCGGTCTGGATCGCCAGCGGCAGCGTCTCGATCTCGGCGGTGAACGGCAGTCCGACCGAGATGGTCAGGCCTGGCACCGGCAGTGTCAGCTGGCCGTCGGTCACCACCAGCGGGTTGCCGGCATTCTCGGTGATCGCGGCGCCGTCGACGAACGCCACCACGGTCTCGCCTTCGAGGTGGTCGAGCCGGTCGACCGTGCTGACCGCGACGCCGTTGGTGAAGGTGCGGGCGCAGTCGAGGTAGCAGGCGAGGCTCTGGTCGGTCCACATCTCGCTCGCCATCCGCTCGACGTACAGCCTGGTGTCGCCGTCGATCTCGCGCTCGACCAGGAAGTAGGCACGGTCTTCGCCCTGCTCGGTCACCACGCAGACGTCCTTGAACAGGCCGTCCGTCACGCAGTTGGTCCAGCCCCATACCTGCTGCGCCTGGTCCCAGGTCAGGCACAGCATGGTGCCGTCGCCCCTGATCAGCCAGATCGCCGACGCCGGCTTCTCGGCATAGGCCCAGCTGACGATGTCCTCGTTCTCGAACAGGTGGCGGCTGAACACCGTCAGGTCGTCGGTCTTGATGCCGTCGATCTCGAACTCGTAGCCGATCGTGCGGACCTCGCCGGTCTTGGCGGTCTCGTAGAAGGTGACGTTGTCGATGATGATCGGGTTCAACCGGCTGACGCCGCGACCGATCTCCGGCCTGACCCGTGGCGGCGGGTTGGCTGTGATGTAATCCTCGTTCGAACCCTGCACCGAGAAGATGTTGTGGCTGGTCAGCGCCAGCAGGCCCTGCTTGTTCGAGACCAGCTGGTTGACCGAGTTGACCTTGTTGGCGACCAGTCCGATCGCGAAGGCGTCATCCTCGCGCAGCGGCCTCGAGAAATCCATGTTCTCATAGTCCGCCGAGCGCGATCCCCAGATGCCGTTGGGCCGGTTGATGGTTCTGCCCCAGAACGCGCGCTGCTCATGGAAGGTGATCGTGGCGGGATAGTTGCTGGCGCTGTCGAACGGGTTGTCGGCGATCGGCGGGCCTTCGGAAAGGTCGGGGCCGATGTTGTCGTCGCGGAAGGTGAGGGACGTGGTCCGACCGATGAAGCCGTACAGCTGGCTGTTCTCGGCCTTGTAGACCCTATACTCCGACGCGCCGCTGACCGCCGACCAGGTGATCGTGTTGTAGTTGCGCTTCAGCGCCAGGTCGTTGGACATGGTGACAGTCGACGACGCCCGGCTCTCCTGTCCGGTCTCCTCGTTGTAGGCGGTCACGGTATAGGTCGCCGGCTGCGGGAAATAGGCGTTGCCCGAGTTGGCGCTGTCGGTGTTGGGCACGGTCGCCGAGCCGCCGATGCCGCCAGG